CCCATACTGATTCGCCAACGACAAAATCGGAATCCCAGCCGTACCACCAAACGAAGCCACAGCCGTACCAAACGACACAGCAATCCGAGCATCAAACTCAACCAACCCCGAACGATTCACAAACAAACGCCCACCCTCAGCAATAGCCACGTCTTGGAGTGCTGTAAGCACATTCGTTGCATCCTCATACGCAACCGTCCCACAGGTCGCAATCCCAGTCTCAATGTTTCGCAACGCAGTCGAGAACGCCACCTCTGGACGATCCAAGATTGCCGACACACGGGCAGAGGTCAGTTGTGATGAAGGGTTGAATGCGGTCAGCACAGTCTGACCGAGTTGACCGAGCGCATCAGTAGCGACAATCGTTGCTGTTGACAGATTCGGTTCGGCATAATCAATGTTCAAGTCGTAGATGAAACCTGAGAACATTGAAGTCGTACCGGCTGTACCGCCGTACACCTCAAACTTTCGACGTGGAGCAATACCCACAGTTCCACCCGAATACCATTCTGACGCTGTGTTCAGTGGATCAAAGTATCGTGCAGCTGCACGATCATCAGCAACAATGGTGCAGTTAGATGACGGGAAGTTATCAAGTTGAGTTGTACGACCACGATTGATATTTATGTTTGTCACATACTCGGTGATGTCAACAAAGTCTGTTGACCCATCCAACACATCAGTACCATCCAACAGGCTTGAATCCAATGTGAATGCATCAGCCAAGAACCCAACATCCAACAACACCTTGTATGTTGAACCCCACTTCGCAGCCTTAGCCATTAGAAGAACGCAGTCAAATCGCCACCATTGAGACGCGCACGACGAGTCATCAAATCACTAATCTGCTCAGCAATCTCATCTGGTGAAGAAATAAGACCAGCGTTCACATTCACCACCATCCCACCCCCAGCAGGATTCGCCTTGAACCCAGTTGAGTTACCAGTCACCGTTGCCGGAATAGAAGCAGCCGCACCAGCCATCGGATTAGCAGCCGCAATCCTTGGATATTGAGCAATAACCCTAGCAACCTCAATTTGCATATCCTTGTACCGACCCAATGCTTCAGTTTCATTATCAATCGCATCAGCGACAGCATCAGTCGCATCAGCCTGCTTCTGCTTCGCATCAGTCAACGCATCCGACAACTCCTTGAATATCTCTGAACCAACCGAAGCACCAAAGATCGCCTCATTCAACAAACCAGTCGCAGTAGTCAAACCATCAGTCGCCTCAGTCTGCGCATCAATCGCATCAGCACTCGACAACTTCGCCTCAGCCAACGCAATCTCAGCCTCACGAATCGCCTGAGGTGTTGACTCAGGATCAGCACGAACCTTCTTCAACGCATCCTCAGCATCCTTGATCGCAAACAACGAACCCTCGACGTTGTACCCAGCGCGCTCCAACCCACGCTGAGCCTGCGTCAACTCGAACGCAGCCTTCTTAGCCTGAGGCGAATCAGCACCATACCCAGCCACAGCCTGATTGAACGCAGCCTGCGCGTCAGCCACACCTTGGTTCGCAGCCGTCAACGACTGGCCAGCCTTCACCGAAGCCTTCTGCGCATCAGTGAACGACTTCTGTGCAGAGTTGCTTGACTTCAACGCATCGGTATAAATCTTCAACTTCTCGGTCGCAGTCTTCACAGCCTTAGCCACACCACCAGCACCTTTACCATCAAGCCCAGCAAGTCTTGCAGCCAACTCAGCAGCAGCCTTCTCAGCATCAGTCATCGGTGGCACAACCTTTGCCACCCTGCGTCCGAACTCATCAACTTGTTCAACCAAAGGATTCATGTTCTTGAATGCGTTCAACGCAATAGCAGCATTGCCCACTTTGATGCGGAACCTATCAAACATCGCACCAGCACCCTCTATTGAAGCCTCTGCTGCTTCTTGGATGTTTGAAGCAGCAATCGCAGCTGCAAGGGCTTGAGCGGCAAGCAATGGGTTCTTGGCAACCGCTGCACCCAACGCAATACCATCGGCGAGAATACGAACGGTCTTGGCTACACCGGCAGTGAACTGAAGCATACCGACATACATGTTTTCCAAGGTATTGATTGCAGATATACCGAAGTCGCCCATCGCAGAAGCAGCAATCGCCAATGCAGGGACTAGACCTTCGTTGCCAATCGTCCTAGCAAACAGCAACACACCAGGAATGATGTTCTTATTCACATAAATAATGAACTGTTTGAAGTATGGCAACAAGATTGTTCCAAGTTCAGTTGCGGCATCACTCAATGAAGCCTTCAAGATTCGCATCTGGTTGGCAAACCCATCAGAGGTTCGAGCGAAGTCGCCTTGCGCCAAACTTGTGTCCTTGAGGATCAATGCGTAAGCAGCTTGAGTTTTCGCATTGATGTCCAACGCGCCTTTGCCGTCGTACAAACCTAGAGTCGTTGCTTCTTGTTTCAATCGCACATCGTTGATCGCAACACCGAATCGCTTCAACGGTTCAGTCTCACCAGACAAACCTGAACGCAACGCTTGGATTGCGTCCTCAATGCCAGTGTTGTTGAATGATGCTAAGTCAGCAGCCAACCCGATCAATGTGGTTGACATCTCGGCTGCTTGACCTTTGCCAGTACCGAATGCCTGCAATAAGTTTCCGAATGTTCCTGTGGCTTCTAACGCAGCCTGCTTCGTAATACCGAACGCCTGTGCTGATGTGTCAGCAAACTCGTTGACTACACCAGCTGCTTCACCGAATACAACATTGACTTTGGATTGCGATTCTTCCAAACTGGATGCCATATTGACTAACTTCAATGACGAAGCAGCAACAGCACCAAAGGCTGCGGTGCCTGCAATAGCCATTGTTTTGAACGACGGCAGAACAGAAGCAATCCTGCTCCCCATCCCACCTACATCATCGCCAACCCTCTTGATGCCTCTAAGCGCACCACCGACATCGGAGATGAACTTGACAACAAAGGTACGTTCGCCAGCCATGCGGCAATTCTAGATGACATCCTGACTTGCCAAGCGCACGGCTTCTCGGTACTCGGCAACCATCACACGGAAATCATCAGCCATTGTTTTCCACAACGCATGACCTTCCAAATGAGAATACTGTGTCATCGGTTTCGCAGCATCCCACCACGCATCATCCATCTCAACACCAACAGTGCGCCTGCGTCGAGGCTGAGCAGATTGACGTGGTGACGCAGGTGTTGGGTTCCGTGCAGGTTCGTATTGGAAGTCTGTGTCAATGAACTTGCCTGATTGTTCGTGGAACTCCCAAGGTTGATCTGGTGCATGTTGTGGAAGGTAGAAGATACGAGCAGGGTCTTTGGTCGCAGGGTCGCCAACAAGGTTGAGTCGTTCGTGTAGTTCACCCCATATCGCTCGCCACAGTCCTGCTGGCACACGCTCAGCCAACGGCAGAACCAAGTGATAGTGAGGATCATCTAGTCGATGCGAATATGTGGAATAGGCAAGATACTCAAATCCATCAAGGTTGGCGTTCGCAAACGACTCGCCGTCCATGTCAACCACCAACGCTTCAATGAAACGAACAGCAGTGTTGCCTCTAGTCCTGCCTTGGTAGTACTCAACAGGCGACCACAACGCACCATCAGACTTGTGCGCATTCTCCTCATGGTGCATCAATCGTTCTTTGAGGTCATCCCAATTCGTGGCGAACGGCTTCGGCTGAACAGACTTGACCGAATCAAAATAGACAACCATGAACGCCTCCCTAACTACAGGGTAGCGAAACCACAGCCAAAGTCAACTATCTAAATGACCTTCATGAAATCACTCAACAGAGGCCCAGAACCAACCGATTCGCGTTCTATCGCTTTGGCTGCTTCCTTACCTGCCAAACCATCCAAGACCTTCTGAATCGCATCTAAATAAGCGTCAGCAATATCAGCCTTATGTTTGCGCACCGCAGGCCAAAAGAAATATCCTGACTGCCCACGATGCCTAAGAAACTGGGTTGTCCTGCCCCCACCCTTGCGGAACATCTCAGTTCCAGCGCGTGACTTAGCCCCAGCCACAGTCAGGTTCCCTGATCCATACGAACCACCACCGAACTCGGCACCAAAGAACACGTCACCTCTAGTCACCTGTCGCCTTACCCTGCGACGTGTCTTGATGTTGTACGACGAACCAAACTTCCTAGACCTAGAGTTGAACGGCGAGTTCTCCTTCAGTTTGATTGTTGGCACACGGTCACTAGTTGCAACCATGCCCTTCATCACTTCCATAGCCTGACGATTACGAGTCACCGAAGCTGCTTCAAAGGTGGCTGCAACGACGATCAAATTGGCAACTCGTTTTGATGCGATACGAGCATATTTGTTGAACTCATCGTATTGCTTTGAAGCATCACGAAGGTACTCAGTGATCCCCAGTATCTGTACCGGAGCATCGTTCTGAATGTTTGAACGGAATGTTCCTGCACGACTTGTGCCTGGATTAGGTCTTGCCATACACCGATACTACTTGCCTAGATGAATGGCTCTCCATCGAAGGTACGCCAACATTGTGAACAGCATTCGTGGTTCTTCTGCCAGCAACACTGATGGTGCAATCCCTGTCTCGCAAGCGAGATACGAAATTACCCAGTGGGCTGACTTATCTCCAAAGGGACGATCACTGCTTCTGCGCTATCTCCCACTTCGAGTGCTTCAATCTCATCGCACCACGATTCAAAGTCCAACCCAGTCTTCTTCAACCGTTTCTCTGCATGCCATCCAAGGTATGCAAGATCGGTCAATGTGAGTTCGGCTTCAAACTTGGCGACACTGCGATTGTATTTGTTTTCAAACGCAATGAAGTCAGGGAACGCAGCGAAGATCGTTCGTTGCTTGCCATCTAATGCACTAGTCAAACTGAGTGCTATTTTCATTCTCTACCTCCGCAGGTAAGGGATTGGATTATTTAGAAACTACGCGCCAGTACCTGTCTTAGTGATTGCACCAGAGATTGGGAAACTGATTGACATTGTGGCTAGGTCGCCTATGGCACCCTTGACCATCTCGTGTGCAGTCGGCAGAACCGAGAACGCATACTGTGGATTCGAGGACGAAGCAGCAGCAGTTCCGTTTGGCTTCACTGTCATCGGTACAGCAGTACCAGCAGTGAACGCATCAAAGAACAACTTCTCAATCGTTGGGTAGTCCTGTTGCAATTCCATTGTGATCGAGTTATCGATCAAGCCTTGGATTCGCGTCACAGCTGAAGAACCCATCGAAGTTGTGGCAACTTCAGCCGCACTTGAAGACAATGTAATTGACGTTACATACGCGCTGATGTCCGTGTTGGCAGTGCCGTAGGTGACTGCGACGTTTGTGAGTACTTGCTTTGCCATGATGTCTGCTCCTGCCTATCGGCGTTCGAGTTGATGTCTGCTCGGCTGAGCCGATTGCATAACACTACACGCCACAAGCAACCTACGGCAAGGGGTCAGGCGTACACCGTGACAACGAAGTCAATCGCCAGATACGTTGCGTCATTCGCTTCAAGGGTGGAGATGTTGCTTGCAGACTCAACAATCAAATCCTGCACCACACCACCCAAAGTCCGATCCGACTCAATCGCCTGACGAATTGAAATAGCACCCTTATATGACAGATAGCCATCCAACAAAGTTTGTGCAGTACGCTCAGCCGAACGACCAACCACAACACTGATCGTGAACCTGTGAGTAATCAAACCCCCACCCATAGCCCCGTTGTACTGAATACTGTCTAGCAACGGCCAAGCGAACGGGGTGTTCACATTGTCAGGCTGATAGGCGTAAGCGCGAAGCCCTGACACGGTTGCTAGGTTCGCAGCCAAACCAGTTTTGATCTGGGAGACGGTAGTGACTGAACTCATGCGAATAAACGCATGCGTCGGTACGGCTCGACGAGCTGTGCCACGTCAGGGTCAAGCGCACGGCTCACCCTGATTGCACCCATGTCACCGAAACCTGCGACACCCAACGGACTGTCATATCGTTTGAACAATCTTGAAGCCTGAATGATCGTTGCCTGCGTTACCGGCTCAGGAACATACGGCCAACCAAAGTTTGCTGTCACCTTCACCAATGCTTGTGAACCGTAGTTGGCATTGACAGTTGGGAACAGGTAGTCACCGACTGCACGAATCTTGTCAAACGCCCAGGTGATCCCATCAAGATCACCGTTCAATGGTTCCAACTGATAATCGGTCACAGCCCAAGTTGTGTCAAATATGCCGTCAGCATTCGTTGAAGTTTGCAAAGTGAGCGCAGTTCCAGACATGTCATCTATAGAACAGAAGAACGAATCCTCAGCCTGAAACACCCGAGAAGTTGCAGACCCAACAACCCAAAACTTTCGGTTGCAGTAACCATCAATCAGACGTGACGCAGCTCCAGCACAGTTGTCAATGAGTTCATCATCAATCGTGTCAGCCGTACCAATGCGCAACGCTGCTTTGATCTGGTTGCGTGTGGAATAGCCGTTGGTGATTGCCATAGTGTTCCAATCCTAGTTTATTGAAGCGGCTCCACGATACTGCGTACCTTCCAAACTGTAGTTGATAAACGGATTCAACGAATAGACCTGACATCCATACACATCAAACAACCGTTGCTTCATGTCTCGAAGATGTTGCTCATACAATGCCCAAGGAATATCACCCTTCACATACCCCTCAACCCGTTCAGCACCACCTAACTCACCACAATCAGCACCGACCAACACAATGAACTTCGCACCCATATACGCAGCCAAATGCATTGAGCCATGAATACTCGATGATCCAATGATTAGCGAGTTGTCTAGCGTAGGCCAGTCCTTGCCAGATGGATTGAACGATGAACCAGGACGACCAGTGGTAGTTGGGAACGTGACAATCTTTGGCATGAAACCTGTGAACTCTGCGTCGGTGCCATGCTCACGCAACGGTGTGAACACAACTACCGTCTCATTGTGCTGTGCTTCTGATACTGAGTCAAAATGGTAATGGCTGAACACGTAATACTTGCTCAGCCCGAACACCGAACCACAGAAGTTCGTTGCAACACAAATCTTGTCATCAAAGAAACTCGGTGCCAGATAGTTCAGCGTTGCACCAGAACCAAACACAAAGATCGTCTCGCCGTCATGCACACCTCTGAAATCTTCTAATCCCACCCCAAGTCCCTTCGACGCTTCAAATCCCAATGACCAACATCAGGCACACCAGTCTGCCAACGCAACTGATGCAACTCCTGATTGGATTGGAAACTCTTGCTGTTCTTATCAGCCAAAGATTCATCCGACCTAATGGTTGAAGAATTGTCGTGAATGATCCGAGCCTGCGAAACCTTCACCTCAACATTGATCCGACGCGCACGTTCCTCAAAATCGTTGTCCTCAAAATATGCGGGCACATAACATTCAGAGAACAAGCCGACACGCTCAACCACACCAGCACCCACCCACGCGCACGACCAACCAGGCATTCCAGTCGTCAACGTAATTGCATCAGGTTCACAATCTTTGTAGAACGCTTCCAGTTGACCTGGTTCAAAGAACGCATCAGAGTTCAACAGAATCCAGCCGTCAGCCCGAGGTGTTGCTTTGATACCGAGGTTCCATGATGGTGCCACACCAAGGTTCGTTGGCATACGCCACAGATACCAGTTCTGAATGTACTGCCAAGGCGCAGTCCAAGCCAACATGTCAGCGTCATACCCATCGCCGTTGTCAACGATGATGAGCTGCTCAACGGGATAGTCAATCGAACGGATCGCCCGTTCTAGTAAGTCATACCTGTTCAGGACGGGGATGATGATGCACGGCACCATTCAGCAAGTCCCTTCATCACAGGCTTCCAATGAGCCTCCCAAACAGCGTCAGCGTTGTATGCCTGTGCGAAGTCCACAGCCACCTGATCAACCCCTCTAGGAGCGTCGTAGGCGTGTCTCAGGGCATCCACAATCGAACCCACCTGAGGTGTGCAGAACCAAGAACGCTGAGCATTATCCCAAAACGGTTGCACCTCCACAGCCCACCCAGACCCAACCAACTCCGGCTGAGCAGAGAAGTCCGAAACAATCACTCTGGTGCCACACGCCTGAGCCTCGATCACAGCCAACCCAAACCCTTCACCCATGCTTGCCGACAACAGCACATCAGCTGCTGCATACATCGATGCCAACGCCTGCTGAGGGAACCCAGTGCGATATGCGTACTGATCAACAATCTTGTATTGATCCTCACGAATCCCACACGCAGCCAACAGATGAATCAAATTGACTCCACCCATCGCACCATCCTTCTCAGTGTGTAGATACAGCAATGCGTCAGGTTTGTCTTGCGCAAAGATACCGAACGCCAACATGTTCTCGGCAAAGGATTTGCGTGACGGACTAGCACCCTTGTTCGCTGCGTTCATCATCACGACAAACTTGTCATCAGGAACATCACCCATCAACTGCCGACCCGTGAATGTCTTGTCACCATTCACAAACTTTGTATCAGGATTGAAGATCAACTCAATGCCATGAGGAACATAGAAACATTCCACAT